CGTCGCCCTCGCCGAAGCGCGCACGCGGACATTCGGACATCGCCGGAAGGTGTTCATGGTTTCGACGCCGACGATCAAGGGATTGTCGCGCATCGAGCGCGAGTTCGAGGGGACGGATCAGCGGCGGTACTTCGTTCCCTGCCCGCATTGTGGCCACATGCAATGGCTGCGCTTCGAGCGGCTCATTTGGGAGAAAGGCCGGCCGGACACCGCCGAATATGTGTGCGAGAACTGCGAACGCGGCATCGCCGAACACCACAAGACGGCGATGCTGGCGCGCGGTGAATGGCGAACGACCGCCACGGGCGCCGATCCCTTCGTCGTCGGCTTCCATATCTCCGGCCTCTATTCGCCGGTCGGCTGGCTTTCCTGGGCGCAGATCGCGCGCGAGTGGGAAGCCGCGCAAGGAAACGACGCCGCCCTGAAGACGGCGAAGAACACGCTGCTCGGCGAAACCTGGCAGGAGCGCGGCGAGGCCCCGGATTGGAAGCGCCTTTACGAACGCGAGAAGGAGCATGCGCTCCACGCCGTCCCATGGGGCGCGCTTGTGCTGACGGCCGGCGCCGATGTGCAGCACGACCGAATCGAGGTCGATGTCTGGGCCTGGGGCCGCGGGCTCGAAAGCTGGCTCGTCGATCATGTCGTGATCGACGGCGACACATCGCGGCAGACGGCGTGGGACGGGCTGACGCGGCTGCTTGCCGCCGAGTGGATGCATGAAGGCGGCGCCCCGATGCGGATCGCACGGCTTGCGATCGACTCGGGCGACGGCCGTTCGACATCGCAGGTCTATGGCTGGGTGCGGAAATTCGGCGCCGGCGTTGCCGCGGCAATCAAGGGCGTCGATGGCTTCGATCGGTCGGCGCCAGTAGACGGCCCGACCTTCGTGGATGCGACCGAGGACGGCCGAAAGATTCGCCGCGGCGTCCGGCTGTGGAAGGTTTCGGTCGCGGTCTTCAAGTCGGAGACCTACCGCTTCCTTCGGCTTGAGCGCCCGACGGCCGAGGAACTGGCCGACGGTGTGGCCTTCCCGGACGGCTTCGTTCACCTGCCGCTCGGGATCTCGGCGGAATGGGTGAAGCAGCTCACCGCCGAGCAGCTCGTGACCGTCCGCGACCGCCGCGGCTTCACCAAGCTCGAATGGCGGCAGATGCGCGAGCGCAACGAGGCGCTCGACTGCCGGGTCTATGCGCGAGCCGCCGCCTGGATGCTGGGGATCGACCGCTGGCAAGACGCAAAATGGAAATCGCTTGAGCGGCAGGTTGCTGCCGATCGGCCGCCCGAACAGGTGGCAGGGGAAATCAGGCCGCCTCCCGCGCCGGGCGAAAGGCGCAAATCGAATTGGTTGGGTGGCCGCGACGGCAGCGGCGGGAGATGGTTTCTATGAGTTGGACGCAAGCTGAGCTCGACGCCCTGAAGGCGGCTTATGCGAGCGGCACAACCCGCGTCACCTACGAGGGCAAGACGGTCGAATATGACTCCGAGGCCGCGCTGCTTCGGCGCATTCAGATCATTGAGTCCGCCATTGCCTCGGCCGGCGGCAACCCACGTCCCGTCGCCGGCTTCGCTTCCTTTTCTCGCGGAGATCGATAATGCAGTCGCCCGCAGCAGCGCCGACGTTGCTTGATCGCGCGATTGCTTCAGTCGCACCGCGCGCCGGCGTTAAGCGGCTGATTGCGCGCCAGGCATTCGATGGCTTGGCGCAGCGAGCCTATGACGGCGCGGCGCGTGGCCGGCGCACGGACGGCTGGCGCTCGACCGGCGCATCGGCCGACGCGGAGATCGCTTCCGCCGGCGCGCTCCTGCGAAACCGCATGCGCGATCTGGTGCGGAACAATCCGCACGCCGCCAAGGCGGTGAGCGCCTGGGTCAGCAACATCGTCGGTGACGGCATCACGCCCCGTGCGAAGACGGGCAATCCGACGCTCGACCGCAAGATCGATGCGCTGTTCGCCGAATGGTCGAAGGTCTGCGACGCGGATGGCCGGTCGGATTTCAATGGCCTCACCACGCTAGCCGTGCGGGAGATGGTCGAGGCTGGCGACGTGTTCGCGCGGCGCCGGATTCGGCGCGCCGAAGACGGCCTGCCGGTGCCGCTGCAAATCCAGTTGAACGAGGCCGACCACCTCGACGAATCGAAGATCGACGGACGCCCGGACGGCGGTCGCACCGTTCGCGGCATCGAATATGACGCCATCGGCCGCCGCTTGGCGTACTGGCTCTTCCCGGACCATCCGGGCGACATCGCAATTCCATTGTCGCGCGGCATCGCTTCCGTCCGCATTCCGGCCGATGGCGTGGTGCACCTGTTCCTGCGCGACCGCGTTCAACAGCGCGGCGTGCCGTGGGGCGCGCCGGTCATGCGCGCGCTTCGCGATCTGGACGATTGGACGAATTCCGAGCTTGTTCGAAAGAAGACCGAGGCCTGCCTCGTCGGCATCGTGACCGCAGCGGACGACGCTGATCAGGGCGTGGCGCCCGCCGTTGTCGATGCCGACGGCAAGACGATCGAACAGTTCGAGCCTGGCCTGATCGCCTATGCGCGCGGCGGCAAGGACATCAAATTTAACCAGCCGGCAGCAACCGCCGGCATCAGTGAGTGGCTGCGGGCGCAGCTGCACATCATCGCGGCGGGGTTTCGCCTGCCCTATGAGCTCCTGACGGGCGATCTCAGCCAAGTCAACTATTCGTCCATTCGCGCCGGCATCGTCGAATTTCGTCGACTCGTCTCAGCGGTCCAGTGGCAGGTCGTCATTCCGATCTTCTGCCAGCCGGTGTGGGACTGGTTCGTCGCCGCGGCCTATGCGGCAGGGTCGATCCCGGTGGCGACCGCAGGCGTCGAATGGGAGCCGCCCAAGTTTGAGTACCTCAACCCGCTCGATGACGCGCGGGCCGACCTCATGATGGTGCGCATGGGATCGACCTCGCTTCGCCGTGTGGTGGCGCGCCAGGGCGAGAACCTCGAAGACATCCTCGCCGAAACCGCGGAGACCAACGCGATGCTCGACAAGCTCGGGATCGTGCTCGACAGCGATCCGCGCAAGGTCACGCAGCAAGGTCTCTATCAGCCCGAGCCGCCAAGCAACGACCAGGTCGACAGCGGCACCGCGAAGAAGTCCTAATCCAAGGAGGCATTCATGCCCGAACAGATTCGGGAGCGCCGCGATGCGCTCCCGATGCAGACCCGCCTTGCGCCGGTCTCTTCGATCGATGCCGAGGCCCGCACAATCGGTCTTGTCTGGACGACCGGCGCTTCAGTGCGCCGCCGTCGGTTCGATTGGGATTCGATGCGGACGGTCAACTACGACGAAGTTCTCATCGTCTCAGACAAGGCCGTCGATCTGTCGCGCCTGAATGCGGGCGCCGCGGTTCTCGACAGCCACAATGCCTATACCACGCAGGCGCAGGTCGCGGTCGTCGAACGGGCAGCGATCCGGGACGGCGAAGGCGTCGCGACGATCCGCTTCCCGAAACCGGGCGTAGATGAAAGCGCGGATCGGCTTTTCGCCCTCGTCGCAGATCGGATCGTGCGCAATGTGTCCGTCGGCTACTCGATCGACAAAGTGCGCATCGAGAAATCGGAGACGGCCGGCGAAGTCGAGAAATGGTTTGTCGAACGCTGGACGCCTCACGAACTCAGTTTCGTGACCATCGGTGCCGATCCGGGCGCGCAGGTCCGCGCCGATCAGCCGGGTCGCCTCTTTTCCTTCGAGATCACCAACCGGGTGAAGCCCAACAACCAGGAGAGTCATGCCATGTCGATGACCAACGACGTGCCGGGCAACGCACCGGCCGAAGACAAACCCAATGAGACGATCCGCACGGTCGAACCTCCCGCGCCGGAGCCGGTGAACGCGGAACGGGTTCGCGCAGAGGAGCAGGAGCGCATCACGACGATCACGGGCCTCGTCGATCAGTTCAAGCTCGATCGCACGGTGGGCGATGATCTCGTGAAGCGGAACGTCTCGGTCGCCGATGCCCGCAAGGTGATCCTCGACAAGCTCGCCGAGCGTGACGCGCGCGGCACGGGGCACTCTCAGGTTTCGATGCCGGCCGGCGGCCTCGATGCCACCGTCACCCGCCGGGAGGCCATCGCCGAGGCCATTCTGCACCGCGCGCAGCCGCAGGCTTTCGCGATGACCGACCGCGCCCGCGAGTATCGCGGCATGCGCCTGATCGACGTGGCGCGCGACTGCCTCGAAGCGGGTGGCGTTCGCACGCGCGGCATGACGCCAAACGAGATCGCCTATCAGGCGACGCGCGCCGCAGGGCTTCAATCGACCTCGGATTTCCCGCTGATCCTTGCCGCCGTCGCCGGCAAGCGGCTCCGGCAGGCTTATGCCGGGACGCCGCGCACGTTCCAGACGTGGGCACGCGGAACGACGGCGACCGACTTCAAGCCGATGTACCCGACGCAGATCGGCAATTTCCCGGCGCTCAAGCCAGTTATGGAAGGCGCCGAGTTCAGCTACGGCTCGATCGCGGAAGGCCGCGAGTCCTACCAGCTCGCGACCTACGGCCGGATTGTCCCGCTCACGCGGCAGGCGATCATCAACGACGACCTTCGTGCCTTCGACCGAGCGCTCGGGACCGCCGGGCAGCGCGCGGCCGATCTGGAATCGAGCATCGTCTACAATGTGCTCCTTGCGAACGCGAACCTCGCCGATGGCGTGGCGCTCTTCCACGCGAACCACGGCAATGTCGGCACCGCCGCGGTGATCGCCGAGACCGCGCTTTCCGAAGCTTGGGAGAAGATGACCCAGCAGAAGGATCTCGGCGACGGCGCGGGCGCGGACAAGGAGTACATCGACGCCCGTCCCCGCTACATCATCGTGCCGCCTGGTCAGCGCACGATCGAGGCGCGCAAGATGATCGCAGCGACGACGCCGGCGAAGGCCTCCGACGTGAACGCCTTCACCGGAACGCTGCAAGTCGTCGAGGAGCCGCGCCTCTTCAAGACCGGCGGCCCGCAGCCCTGGTATCTCGCCGCGGACCCGAATCTCGTCGACACGGTCGAATACGCTCATCTCGAAGGGCAGACGGAGCCGTTCATCGATCAGCGCGC